ACAACCTTCTTGCCTACCTTAGCGTTGCCCTGTGCGATTATTGACGCTATTTCAGTTTTCCCAGCACCGCTTCTAGCTCCTAGTAGTATCAAATCGCTTTCTAGTATCCCGTGTGTAGCCCTGTCAAGAAACTCTACCCCATACCAAAGCCGACTAGGTGGCGACTCTAGCTTTAGTTCTGACATTGCAGACTGCATTTCTGTTACTTGTAACAATACTTACCCCCCAAATGTTAATGCTTTTTCTTTCTTTCGCTTCCCTTCTAGTTGGTTTAAGTAGCCTTCAAACTTGTTGCTAAACAATGTCTCTGGTCGCAAGAACTTTGACATTTCTTCATCGGTTTTCCACTCAGCCACTTTTTTATCTATTACTGTTTTAAAGTCTTTTCCTGTAAAGCCCTCACTTGTACGAGCTGCAATTAATCTCTGTGTAGCTTTACTTGTAGCAAGATACTTTGTATCTAATACACTGTTCAAATATTTAATTACTCTTTCCGTAAGAGTAAGAGGAGTTCCTTCTTTAACCTCTACTTCTTTATCTATATCTTTATCTATATCTCTAGAGGAAACCATTGTCTTGGCTGGGACCGACCTCCGTGTACCTCGCTGCAAGCCATTTATGTAATTAGAACAAGACTTTAGCACGTTCGGCTTAATCAAAACCCACGCTAATTGGTTCAGTTTTTCCTCCGTTTCTGGCTCAGTAAAGTTAAACGAGAGTTCAAAAATTGCGTTGTATAAGTCCGCCTGTTCTTCTTTATTTGGTAACAGTTTAATCGCATCATAGAACGATCTATAGAATGTAAACTGGTTTCTTTTGTACTTAGGCTTTTTCATGTAACCCCCTTTGCAAATAAAACACAAAGGCAAGGTTTGCGTGGATTAGAATCCCCTTGCCCCTGCTATCACCCTTCCAGGTAAATGAAATTTAATATTCTATAAAATTTTTTATTTCCCACGCAAGAAACATAGTAGCAAGATAAACACACGTTGTCAATACAAAAAGCGTCTTACCCAAAGATAAAACGCTTTCTGCAATAAAACAAAAGGAGGCTTTTACGCCTGAGTTCATTGTACATATATAGATGCAATTTGTAAACGGCTTAAAATAAAAACAACAAAAGTCTTGACAACGAAAACACAATGTGTTACATTTACATACAGAGGGTTAGGGTAATAAGAGGTAGAACAATATGACTTACTTGGAGATGTTCTTTTACGCACTTAATATAACCATAATCATCATGTCAATAGACGAAATCTGCGAAAGGAGGGATAGCATGGACCGACTAGACTTCATCACCAGTTTCGACACTGAGTCGTTGAAACAAATGTATTCGCCAGAAGAGATCGAACTAATGTTAGGATGGAAAGAAGCTTACAGCAAACTATTGGGGGTAGAAAATGAAAGTAACACCAGCAAAGTACCACGACTTAGTGCTGAGAACACTGAGGCCAGTGAACTACGGAGACATCATGGGAGGCGTGCCAGTTAGCAAGACGATACACTATATCGCAAGCCTGCTCAATACAGACGTGTTTACGCAAATCGGCACAGACTACTACTGGACAAGCGAAGTAGACGCCATGGTAAAAGAAGCACAAAGCGTATCAAAAGTGATAAACAACATAAAGGAGAAGGAAAATGGAACGAGACAAAAATCTTAGTATAAGGCTATCAGATGACGACATCAATGCGATAGAAGAAGCTATTGTGCTGTTGACAGAATCGACAGGCTTTAAGGCAACAAAAACGCAAACGATAATGACAGGCATTAAGACACTATCAGACAAACTAAAGGCGGTGAAAAATGGAAACTAATTTAAGCGACTTCGGTTGGGACATTTCGTATATGAACATGCACGGCTCAACATACATTAAAGCAGACGACCACATGTTTGTAGCATTGCAACTAATGGTAGAGGCTTTCCTGAAAGAATACGATACAGAGAGTAACTAATGGGACAGCATTTCTACACGCCAGAAGGCAAAGACATGTACACCGTTATCGGGGCAAACGGCAAAGAACGAGACACTAACATAAGGGACGCAAGAAAGCATGGGTATATCCCAAGCGTTACAACGATACTTAACGTGCTAAACGCCCCAGAATTAAGCAGGTGGAAAGAAGGGCGACTACTTGAAGCAGCTAAAACAAAGTACCAACGTGCGTTAGACGTTATTAAGCTGGTATGCGAGAAGGGCGTTACACTGCAACAAGTAAAAGACTATGCGTTAAAAGCAAACCACCACTTTGCAATGTATGAGAAAGAGGTACGCACAGAAGCATTTGAGAAATCAAAAACAGCAACAGACTATGGCTCGCTTCTTCATTCATACCTTGAGAAGTTGCACATGAACCAACGACTTGTAGGGTTTGATGCAATACCAGAAGTAACAAAAGTACTTATAAACGACCACTTCAAGGACCAAGTAGCAACATATGATGCAATCGAAAAGACCGTTGTTTCAAAGAACCTCTTGTACGCAGGAAAACCAGACCTCGTTTGCACATTGCGAGATGGTCGCTTGTGTGTATATGACTACAAGAACCAAGGAACGATTGACGCAAAGGGCAAGTCGAAAAAGATAGTCTACTACGAGAAATCATGGATGCAATGTGCTGCATACGCAAAAGCTGTTGACGCAGAATGTGTGAGGATCCTTACTGTTAGTAGAGACGAGCCAGACCGTGTCGAATTTAAAGAGATAGACGGGCAAGAGTTAAAAGATTATTACACAATGTTTCATGCTACAGCGACAATGTATCATTATAGAGGCAACCTAAGAAAAGATGACTACGACGAAGAAAACTGTTGACACAGTGTACATACATGTGTTATATTAAGAGGGTAGCAGGGAACCCCAAAGAACTAACTAACACCGAGACACTGCCTGCCCCGCAACCTGCTACAGCAGGCGGTGTTTCACATACAAAAGGAGAGATATCATGGCTTATAAAAAAGTAGAAACAAGTGGCAGTAGCGACAGAAAATTTGTTAATTTAAAAGACGCAAGCAAGGGCGACGTTTTACTAGAAGGACTATACAAAGGTTTAAAGCCTAGCAACGGCAGGTACGGCGGAGAAGATTGCGTGTTCCAAACAAGCGAAGGAACAGACACATACATTGGTGCGTCAGGACAATTACTGTATCTTGTGCAAGAGTTAAGTGCTGGCGACTTTGTTAAGCTTGTCTACAACGGCAAAGAAGAGATAAAAAAGGGTAAATGGAAAGGTTCAATGGCGCACGCTTTTGAAATGTATGTAGACGAAGAAAGAAAAGGCAAAGTACCAGAAGCAAGTGCTTCAAACGAGACAACAGACGAAGATGATCTTCCGTTCTAGGCTAACAGATGAATGACCTATTAACCGAACTAACGACAGAAACTGACGCAGCTATTGAACTTAGCATGCTTGTTAAACTATTAAGGGAGTGCGACGTAGAAGAAGAAGCTAGAATGTGTTACGAGTTAACACTGCAAAGATGTACAGAAGGATTACAGCAAGCAATCGAAAATTACGAAGCTCGGCTTGATGAGGAGATTGACTTCCAATTAGATACAAATGTTATGTTTGGGTTGTTCAAAGCAAAGGAGTTGTTAAATGATTAACCCACTACTACTAAGCTATGCCATACTCTTTAACATAAACACTCATTGCCCTCATGTATGTAAGGGTAGCCACTATGAAAAGGTAAGCTTCTCTAACATAGGCATGACGTTTAAAGGTACATGTAACTCTATTAAAAAGGGTAAGATGATGATGGGTGATTGTCGTTGCGATATAACAGACGAAAAAGTAGGCGGTGATGTTGTAAGAGCTAGGCTCTACGAGGTTACTGGTAGCATTGAACCAGTGCTTACTTTAAAAGATGAGTGTGGAGGATGAGTAAGTGAGTAAATACAACATCATATATGCAGATCCAGCTTGGAGTTTTAAAGAGAATTGGGGTAACGGATGTGTTAAACACCACTACAAGACAATGAGTAGTTCAAGAATCGAGAACCTAGATGTAAAAAGCTTAACCGACAAAAATGCCCACTTGTACCTATGGACTACAAACTCGCACATACACGAAGCGTTACATGTAATGAGTGCTTGGGGTTTTAATTTTAAACAGATCTTAACTTGGGTTAAAACATATAAGAACGGAGATCCTATCATGGGGTTAGGTTATTACTATAGGGGTTGCACAGAACATTTATTGTTTGGAGTTAAGGGGTCGATGAAGATACTAAACAAAAACACCAAAAATCTAATCATCCACGAACGACCTAATAACAAACACTCTAAAAAACCCGACCTTGTAAGAGATATAATTGTTGCCTGTAGTGGTAATCTCCCTCGAATTGAATTATTCTCCAGAAAAAAAGTAGAGGGTTGGGACGCCTGGGGCGACGAGGTAGAAAATGATATAGCGATTGACGAGCTTAACAAATGAACGTAGTCTCTTGGTTTAGTGCTGGTATTTCGTCGGCTTTAGCTACTAAAATTGCATTAAACAAATATCCCGATATGACGATTGTTTATATTGACATTGACGAACACCACCCCGACAACAAGCGTTTTATTACAGAGTGTAGCAAGTGGCTTGATAGAGAGATTGTGACAATCAAAAGTCCTTACGAATCTATTTATAACGCTTTTAAGCAGTTTAAATATATAGCTGGCGTTAGAGGTGCTAAATGTACACAAATATTAAAAAAACGAGTTAGAAAAGACTACGAAGCAAGCCACAGCATAGACTTATATATATGGGGTATGGACGCATCACAAAGAGAGCAAAACAGAGCAAATAGATTAAACGAAACAATGCCAGAGTTTAAGCATGAGTTTCCACTAATAGACGCAGGGTACACCAAAGAAAACGTACACTATGAATTTGCTAAATCAGGAATAGAAAAACCAACGATGTATAAACTTGGTTACTCCAACAACAACTGCATCGGATGTGTAAAGGGTGGTAAAGGGTACTGGAACAAAATAAGAGTTGATTTTCCTGACATGTTTAAAAAAGCAGCGTTAATAGAAAGAGAGATTGGTGCAAGTTGCATCAACGGGTGTTACCTTGACGAGTTACCAGAAGGGGAAGGGCATAAGCAAAAGCCCATAGTCGATGATTGCGGAATACATTGTGAAAATTTACTGTTTTAATAAGGAGCTTAACAAATGAGAAAAATGGATTGGATAACAGAAAAATACCCTTACCTAAGCAAGAGTGAGGAACAGTGTGCAACAAAAGAACCACTACGCGACGAAATTAAACCACCAACAATGATATATCCACCACTTAACACAAGCGACGTTATACTAATCAAAGTAGCGTTACAAAACAACATGAACGACTTGATACCTGAGTTACAGACGAGAGCTAAACATATTATTAAAGTGTTATTACAAGCTGAGATCATAAGCAAGGAGGCAAGAGATTGACTAGTACAGTTAGCATAAAAGAGATACTTACAGACTTGTTTCACACATCAAGCGACAAAGTGCAAGACAAGATAAGCATGTACATGAACGAACCAAACGTTATGCTTACAGAGGTTCAGGAGTACTGCTCTAAACACAAAAGTTGTAGCACATGCTCGTTTTCCACGTCAGAAGATGACGCATACTTCGTTTGCGAAGTTATGACGTTCTCAGAAACAGACACAGCAAGGGTAATACGCAAATGAGCGGAATAGAACGTAAGCCAACGTACGAGTATGGCGAGTCAGAAAAACTATTTACAATGCGACTAAAGGACCACTTGAGGCGAGACATTGAAAAATGTTGCGAGATAAAGAACCAAGACTTTTGGTGGATGAACTACAACGCAACAAGGTTTATTAAGGAGGCAATAAGAAAACATGTTAAAACAACCTTACTCCAATGGAAAAAACACCCTAGTCAAAAGATTTAACTTTGTTTTTATTACTGTAACGAAACTATTGTTAGCGTTTGCAGTCCTAACACTAGGCATACTATACGCAGCACTTATCGAACTATGGTTTTTAGGAGCAATGGTCGGTTTTATTTGTGCATATGGTATCGCTGTGCTAATATGGAGTCGTGCCGACAGAAAGGAAGAAGCAAGGAGGGAACTTGAACAAAAACGACAGTATATTAGACTACATAGGGTTGCAGGACCTACCAGAGACGTATAACACCACGCCTGTAAAATGTGCCTGTGGTTCAACTATCTTCAACAAGACAAACACAAAAGACAAATTCAACTGTGCGGACTGCAACAAAGTGCTAGAACTTAAAAAACAATACAAGGAAGAATCATGCAGAAAACCTTTGGACGTATAGACGACAAGATCGTAAGGAGCAGCTACAACGTGTTCTCTGTTAAGCTAGTGAAGCAAGCCGTTAACAGGGTCAACCTACTACTAGACCTAACAGTAGACAAGCGAGGCTTTGCAGAAATGCCACTATGCCTAGTGTGCTGCTCAAGGTCCAAGGCACAGTATTTCTACCCGCAGAACGCTGCAGTTTGTATGCGTTGCGCCACGGACTTACGAAAGATAAAGACGTTCCTAAAGGCTCGGCTTGGAACAATGACTCCTCCTGAGCAGACCAAGAACAGGCGTATATTAATATCAGAAGATAACGGAGTTAAGCGACGCATCGAAGAGACTATCAGGACGACACAAATTAAGGAAGGCGAGCTAGATGACGCTAGACCCTACATTGATAAACGAAAAGAACTACTAAACGACCTTATCGAGAAGCTACATTTCGTGGACCATAGCGAGGCGATCACGTACAAGGCTCGACTTAACAGGAAGCTTGGCTTATGACACTTGTCCTTGACTTAAACAACGTAAAGCTTGCTAGTATCAACAACAAGTATATTAGCAGACAGTACATTTTAACAAAGGAATACAGGAACTTTAAGAAACTGGCGACAAAGGCATGTGCGAAACTAAACATGGACCCACCATATAAGATTACGATTATGTTTAAAATGTACAAGGACATTGACGCCCCTCTGAAACCCGTATTAGACGCCCTTGAGACAGCAGGCATTATTACTAACGACAGGTATGTAACTGAGTTACACATACACAAAGAAACAATAAAACGAGGACACCCAGAAGCAGTAAAGGTCTGGGTCGAGGGAGTATAGTTATGTTTAAAGCAAAAGGTAAGTCAGATAATTGGCGCACGCCTCAATGGTTGTTCGATCGACTAAACGCAATGTTCAATTTCACGATAGACGCAGCATGTTCAGAGGATAACTGCAAAGTGTTTGTCGAGCCTAACCATGGTACACGATGGACGCAGAGGTATGAAAACGGATTAGACGGTAGATGGATTTACGAACGAGTATTCTGCAATCCGCCGTTTAGTAAGAAAGCAGCGTGGATAGAGAAAATGCACGATGAAGTTATAAACAGAGGTTGCCCTTTATGCGTGATGATACTACCTATGTGTTTAGACACGAAAGTTTTCAACAAATACATCAACGGCGTGTTTCATTGGGAACACCTGCCATACAGGGTAAGCTTTTTAGACGAAAACAATAAGCCAGTAAACGGCAACCCCTCAGGCACGATCGTTGTGTATGCGTGGAAACAAATTGAAAGGAGTTAACATGACAGTTGAAGAAATGTTTATCGACATAATGATTGAAGCAGAATACTACAAGGGTTTTGGTAGTTGGAGCAACGACTCTTGTATACTGATGCAGGTATACGCTGAGTTGCTGTATTGCTAAAGCCCTACTACGAAACAAAGCTAGGTAAACTTTATATGGGTGATTGCTTGGAGGTTATGCCACAGCTTGACGTTGAGGTTGACTTGGTTTTAACTGACCCTCCTTACGGCACTACTGCTTGTAAATGGGACAGCATTATCCCTTTTGAGCCTATGTGGCAAGGGTTAGCCAAGTTAGTCAAACCCAACAGGGCTATTGCGTTGTTTGCTCAAAACCCATTTGCAGCTAAACTCATAGGGTCTAATATCAGCAGCTTTAAACATGAGTTCGTTTGGCAAAAAAACGCAGGCAGCAACTTCGGGTGTGTTAAGTTTCAACCCATGAGAGAACATGAGACTATTCTTGTTTTTTGCAAAGGGTCAGCTAACTACTACCCTCAGATGGAGGCTCGCAAAGGGGGAGGCTTGGCTAGGGTTACAAGCGGAGTTGTTAACTATGCGACAAAGACAGAAAATTACGGAGTTGCGTTAAGAGGTCAAGTGTCGTCAGCTCGACCAAAGGAAAGATACCCCAGCTCAGTACAGAAGTTTAACCGAGAGAGAGGGTTACACCCTACACAAAAGCCAGTTGCGTTAATGGAGTACCTGATTAAGACATACACCCTAGAAACCGAGCTAGTATTAGATTTTACAATAGGTTCAGGAACAACAGCCATTGCATGTGAGAACTTGGGCAGGCGTTGGATCGGCATCGAGAAAGAAGAAAAATACTGCGATATAGCGATTGAACGCTTAAAGAACGAAGCCCAACATGGGTTGTTTTAAAGGTCAAAGTATGGGGAGTGAAAGTCCATAATCTTACCAAAGTATTCATCCATTGTTTTATACCTACTAGTCCGACACACGTCTAGCTCGTCCCTTAACCGAGGCAACAAGTCAAACTTTAAGTAGTCGTAGCACTCATGCTCAGTAGCCTCAGGATTAAGCTCAAGAAACAAGTCTAATTGCTTCAACACATACTTGTTGTATATCATGTGTCCGTGTACATGTACTCCGTCTAACTTATACCCCTCCATACGCTTACCATTCATTTGGCTACTAACGTGAAACCCTACTACAGCAGCTCTTTGCACTACCTCGTGTGTTCTAAGCGACCATGGAATGATATGGTGTAATTGATAACCAGTCTTACGGTCATATAATTTTGGTAGTATCGCCCTTGAACCGAATGTTATTTTGCCATTCTTTAGCTTGTATTGAAGCGTCCTAAGGTTGTTTTGTTCGTTCTTCGTCCGTGTGTGCCAATACTTGCCTTTGCTGTGTATCTTCGGTCTGAACCTCTGTGCCTGTAGGTTTATTGATAGTAAGGTAATCAGTAAGAGTAGTTTCATAGGGGGTACTCCTGTAAAAATAGTCGTATATGTATGTTAATTGAACGCCAATAATCGTAACTAGAGAGATCAAGGCGAGCCACTCAGCGAACGCCACAAAGTGCCTCGTCTGTTGTTTTATTGTCATTGATGTCTCTTAGTGTCGGGATAATTTCAGGTACAAGTTCAACTATCTGCTCAAGCTTGGCTCTCTCAGGAAGCCGTACCTTCTTGTACACCATACAGTAGTTACTTGTGATACAAGGAGTCGAGCAAGCCACGAACAGAAAGAGACTCGTTAGCAACATGAAGCTTTTTAACATTGTTAATATCCTCTATTAGTTTGACGTTCATTTCGTTGATAGTGTCTGACTTGCCTTGCCGATAAGACAAGTAGGCCACTACAGCCCTATCGACAAGTTTTAAAATTACTTCCACTATCTCTCTTTAATAAGAACCAAGATAAAGCTAGACAAAGCTATACCTAAGCCCATAATTGAATTACTTAATTCAGGAGCTAGATTAACACCTAACACTGTACCAAGCACCGTAAACAAACCAACATAAGTCGATTTTTCTTTTAACCTGTCTAAAATAAAACTAAAAAACTTGTTCATAGTAACCCTCCTTATTTATATAACCAAACAACATCAGGCGATTTGCCTGTATCAACATCTACATGAACGTACGTTGTACCTACCCCAATACGATCAAATCCAACCATGATTGCTGCATGCAAAACCTGATACCTTTCTCTGCTACCAATAGTTGATATGTCAACAGCGGTACAGCTCCTTTTACCGCTACTCACATGCGAACTATCATCGTTACTCTTGATATGCCTGTTGTGCTGGATACACCTGCAACAGCTTGTTACATCAAGCATCCTACCAACTCTGTGACACATTTGGTTAAGCTTAACTACAAGCTCGTTTGACACGTTGTTAGTTCCGCAACCACATTTACAAGCTAAATCTTCTGCTTTGTAGTGCTCAAACATTTAACAATCACTCCTCTTTGCAAGCTCTATCCTGTTGTCTGTTATCTTACCATACAATCGGTTAGATGTTAACTCGCAATGTGACCTACAGCTTGTCAACCTTGTATCTATTTTGTCAAACTTCTTGTCTATCTTATCAAGCGTCTTGTTCTGTTGCCTTAAATGATAACCCACAAAAGACATAACTAATATACCGATTAGCGTTGTAAGTGAGCCAATGACTGCGTAGAGCTGAGACGTATCCATCTGTTTACCTCGTTGTTTTGTTTTTTTGGGCTGCTAAAGAATAACATAATGAAAAATATCATTGCTATAAAACACAATATCTGAGTCAACCTTAATACCTTAATCATATTGTCCACTCCTTATGAAACATCTGAAGAACTCCCTGCTGAACCTGCAGTACCATTAGAACCAGCAGTTCCGTGGTTTGACCCATTGACTGACTGACCTGCTGCTCCGCCACTACCAGCACTTCCGCCTGTAGTTGTTATTGTCCATGACTGACTATCTGTTCCACCAATCTTGTATACGAATTTACCACCAGAGCCACCAGCAGCACCACCGCCACCACCGCCACCATGTTCTTTCGTTGCTCCACTAGTTGTGTGATTAGCGTCACCACCATCTCCACCATCAGCTCCGTCTCCACCAGCTACTGTTACAGTACCACTACCAGAAGCATTACCTGCAATACTAATATATAATCCTTGTCCGTGATACGCCCTTGAAGCACCACTACCGCCAGCTCCTTCTGCGTCATCACCAGCATCACTTACAACAGCATCTTCGCCATCGTTACCTGTATTGCCGTATATAGAAACAGCCGAGCCACCTGACGTTCCATACCCATTGCCTCCAGCACCTGATAAACTGGCACTAGCATTTCCACCGCCACCACTGTTACCAGCAGAACCACCGCCACCGTTTCCAGTAGAGTCGTTTCCGCCATCATCGGCGTTATGCCCTGCCCCACCATCACCACCGTTTGATTGTGCTATTGTGTATGACAGACTTTCAGAGTCCCATGCAGTCTTAGCAAATGTCCCAGCACCAGTGCCTTTTAAACACTCGATAGTTCCGTTGTTAACTAATGCACCATCGCATCTTATAGTTACCCAAGCAGTACCCTCAAATAAGCCTTAACGATTGAGCTAGTACCAAGCTTTATGTTCGGGCTACTTCCTGCTGTTCCAGGCCACTCAACTATCTCCCATGTCATTGTACTTGTCTGACCATTATCAGACTGAACAAGTCGTAACGTCGTGGCTGCTGTTATTCTTAAATTAACATACCCTCTAGGAAACGCTGTTCCTGTACCTGTAGATTTATTGCTCTCCCCCATTACGGACGTGTTAGCAACCGTTACAGAAGATATTGTTACATCTTCTATCTCTTCTTCGCCCGAGCCTGCCATCACGTGGGAATCTTCTCTTGTTACAACCATCTTACCGTCGCCAGTATCAGAGTTCTCTACAATGTAGGTTACAAATTCCTTGTCTGTTAAACCTGTAGAAGTAGTTGCACTAACAGACAACACTGTTGTTGAACTTAACCAAGTCATTGTACTAGCATCATCAAGCCCACAAGTGCCTGTTGTGTCATATCTATATGTGGTGTGTATAAAAGCTTTAGTTAAATCAGCTACGGTAAAGCCCATAGTGTGGTTACCAGAAGCATCATAGCTTTCTGCGTGGACAGTCCAGTTACTACCTGTAAACTCTACAGCAGCGTATGAAACTGTTCCATTAGAACCACTATCACCACGTTGAAAAGTTATTATATTAGATGCTAAAGTTGCGGTCCATAAACCACGCTGGTAATTGTTCCTTGCGGTATACGCCGTAGATTGCCCTGTAATAAAAGGCACTACATCACTATCACTTGATATGCTAGTTATTGCACTTGTTGCATCACTTGTTGAGGTACAAGCTAAAGAAGATTGCTCTCTAACTTTAATTTCGTTATCACCACCACTTGAACCAACGTAGCAAATTATTTCCCAATCAATCCTACAGTTGTTAGCTGAGCCAACCCTTGTAAATGTGAAACCAGATGAACTTACTGCTGATATATAACAAGTAACATCATCAGCGTTTTGGCTTCCACCGCCTGACGTTCTACCCATGCCTGAGTAATGTGTGCTTGTTATCCTAAGGAACCAACCATCACTAGCATAGCTTGACGGCATGTCATAGTCTGTACCTTCAACCAAAGATAGAGCGGTATTGCCTGATGCAATTACGCTAGTGCCTCTTACTACCTCAAAATCTGGTGTTACAGCCATTGTCTTACCCTGTTATTAAATATAAAGTTGTTGTAGATGGAGTGCTGATTGCGTCGTACGATGCTTGCGTCCCTGACCATATATCCATAACTCCTGAAGTAACATTAGTATAAGTTCCACTTGCCGTCCTAGACATTATACCATTACTTGTGAAATCTGCATCCTTTATTGATGCTGCGTCCATTGTTTCTATTTTGTCTCTTATGGCATTCTTAGAAGCACCGTTGGTTGTATCACCGTTCCAGCTAGTTGCGTCATAAGCTGTGTCGCTTATTGAAGCACCTCCGCCTGAGCCATTCTCTACCCACGATCTAGTTCCGTCTGTCTGAGAGGCTAGAACATAATTGTTGGTAGATGGGTTACCTAAAGCGTCTTCTTTGGTGTCGATCGCTGTTTGTTGTGCCGTACTTACGGGCTTGTCAGCGTCGCTTGTATTGTTACAATTACCTAAGCCGACATCTGTAGCATCCACACTATGAGGATTGTTTGTTAAACCTCTATGTGTCGTATTTGTGGCAACGTCTACTGAATCAGTATAGGATATCTTGTCATTGTTGGTTGCTATATTGCTTTCCATTGTGTCTAAATTTACTGCTTGTGTTACAGTTATGTATCCTACCTTAGTTGAAGACGCACTATCAAAGCTTATTTTTGCATTGTTAGCTACAACGTCACTATGGTTTTTACCATCGCTTGTCCTATGTGTTGTATTAAGAGCTACAGTGTCATCAATAGTTTCTAAAGCAAGTTGCACATTAGTATCTGCCGAACTTAAAGCGCCATTAAAATTAGTTACATCAGCAGCAACCTCATTAGCGATAGCGGTAGCGGTACTGTTGCCGCTGACCCCACCCTTTACTGTTCTTAGGTCAACATGAGTAGACCCATCTGCTAAATTTTCTAAGTCACCATTACGTCTAACTATCCAAGCCTGCAAAAACACAAACTCAGGACTAGGCAGCCCATCCATAACAAGGCTGGCTATTTCATCCTCGATAGCATCTCTTGCATCTCGACGACTAGCGTACCCATTTTGACCTATAACTTTCTTAACATTATAACCACTTAAATCTGATGTGGCGATTGTAAATATTATTATATAGTCAGTAGTTGAAGTGCTCGGTGTTAATTGCCAAGTAGAACCCGTCCACTCGTTCCAAACAACATCACTTCCGCCATTCATAAACCCTACTTTGTTGTCAGGAGTTGAACCTGTCCATTCACCTGTAGCTCCTAATCTGTATATAAAAGGAGCTGTTGGTTGCAAGCTTAACTCATGCCTTATATCCTCATCCCAAAAATAACCGCTTGTGTGTGCTGTATAAGTGTCGTTAGCATCCACTAACCCTGTAACATCTAAACCACTCTCAAACCTTGCTCCATATGTTGCATGGTTAAAATGATGGGTTCTACCATCCATTAACTTGCCATGTACCTCATTACCCACAATCGCTGTTTCTGCTGTAGCGTTCCAATAAACAAGCCCTGTTATAGCGTTCTCGTAAAAAACTGCTGGAACTATAGAACCCTGTGCTACATATTGAAGTACGCCACTATTGTCAAAATAAATATAATATGTATCTGTTGTATCTGGAATAACAACGCTTTGAGTAGTCGTCTTTGTTATCTTTTTATTATTAACCCAGAAAGAAAAGTTAGCTTGTCCACCTTTAACACTTGCCGTAAAGGTTCTAGTCCCTGTGGTAAAAGCTATATCTGGCAATGTGTCTGTGTCGGTTAAATCATAACCACTAACAAGCCTTGTCTCGCCTATCTCTGCTAGTACCGCCTCAATATCTGTGCCTGTAAAATGGTCTGCTGTATCTGTTACTGCAATATCAGAAGCTGTTGCTGACAAAGGCAAATACCTGGCATCACCTCTAGCGTCATTATGGTACTGAGAATGGTCGTCATCACCCAAGCCTGTCAAGGCTCCATGATCTGTTACTCCGCCACCGCCCGAACCGTTCTCTACCCAACTTCTAGTCCCATCTGTTTGTGAGGCAAGAACGTAGTTGTTTGTTGAAGGGTTACCTAAAGCGTCTTCCTTTGTGTCTATCTCTGTTTGTTGTGCTGTCGACACAGGCTTATCAGCATCACTCGTGTTATTGCAATTACCTAAACCAACGTCAGAAGCGACTACACCATGTGGGTTGTTTGTCAAATTCCTGTGTGTTGTGTTTGTAGCAACGTCTGCATGGTCAGAGCCGTCACCCGTCCTGTGACTCGTGTTAGCACTTACTGCTGCTGAATCAGTATAAGATATCTTGCCATTGTTTGTCGCTATATCACTTTCCATTGTATCTAAGTTTACTGCTTGTGTTACAGTTATGTATCCTACCTTCGTTGCGTCAGCACTAGGGTATGAAACTTTTGCGTTGTTGGCTACAACGTCACTATGATCTTTACCATCGCTACTTCTATGGGTGGTATTAAGTGCCACCGCAGCTCCGTCTGTATATGAAATTTTTGCGTTGTTGGCTACCACGTCTGAATGGTCCTTGCCGTCACTACTTCTATGTGTAGTGTTTAAGGCAACTACTGCTGCGTCTGTATACGACACCTTTCCGTTATTGGTTGCAGTGTCGCTTTCTATTGTATCTAAGTCAACCGCTTGCGTTACCGTTATATGTCCTACTTTTGTGTTCGCTGCTGCTGTTGTAAACTTGTTGGTTGACGATGCGTCTGATAGGTCGTCAGTATCTAATATAACAACGCCTGTCTGTCCGTTAACACTATCTACAGGGGCAGAACCCCCTGCGTCAACAGCGATACCACCCGCCGTCGAACCGTCACCAACGTATAGTTGCTTGGTGTCCGAACACCATATTGGCTCGCCGTCTGCTGGTGTTACCGTTCCTCTCTCTACGTTAGTCCCTCTGCGTAGTTTAAGCGACATTATACAATACCTCCACAGTCTATATCTACATATGCGTCAGTGTCAGTTATTCCACCACAGTCGATGTCAACATCAGGAGACGTTGTTCCACTACCACCACTTGTTACTTCACTTCCTATTGTGTCTTCTCTAGTCATTGTTACGCCTTAACCGAATATTTAAGTGTTGTTATTTGTCCAGCCAAACCACCGACTACAGCCACTTTCGCTTGTAGTTTCGTGTATCCAGCAGGAGCAAGTTTCATTTCCCACATTATGTTCTGATCTTCGTTTTTAGCAAGGTTGTACACCTCTGGGTATATGTTTGTGCCTGTAGCCTTAGGCTCAAGCGTAGGGTAAGTATACAACGTGCCACCCGCTACAGGTTCACCAAGTACCCTAAACGACACACCTGACGAGCTATTGATATCAATAGTAACAAACAAGATGATCGACTCGAAAGACACAGACTTAATGTATCCTACTGTCGTCCATGTTGTCGTAAGGTCGTACGGCGAAGTTAGTAGCTCACTTGCTGCTGTATATCTCTGGTGATTAGCCCATGCCCCGTTACTGTTTGTTCCTGACATTTGTTACCTCTTAATACTTGCTAAATAACGCTGTTGACATTAGTTGCGGTGACACTTCTTCTGATGCGTAAACTTGAATATAATGCCACACCGCCACGTTGCCCTGCAGGTAGGGTGACATGTAAATCCTGTTCTCTCTTGGCGAATAAGTACCGCCTATGTAAGCGCTTGTACCAGCCGTAACACCATGTGTGTAAGCCACAACACTGCCGTCGCTACAATCTATATAGTGCCACGAAGTGTTATTAGCTTGCGAATAAGGCACAAGATATATCCTGTTCTGTGCTGGCGAATATACACCGCCCGAATAAGCGCTAGTCGTAACTGTTGCCTCGTGGTAGTAGCCTGTCAAAGACCCGTCAGAGCAATTTATATACATCCATCTAGTTTGCAACGTGGAGTAGTGAGGGACGAAGTATATTCTATCTTGTGTTGGTGAATATACCGCCCCTGAACACTCACCCGACGGGCAACTTTTTGTATAATCGGCAACAGTCCCGTCGTTGCAGTCTATATAATGGTACCGCGCAGACAAGTGCTGGTCGTGGGGCGCGAAATAAATCCTGTTTTGCGTTGGTGAATATGCGCCACCAAAATATGCGTTATTAACAGCCGTGGCACCATGTGTGTAACTATTCAATGTTCCGTCGCTACAATCTATATAATGCCATGTTGTTTCGTCAGCTCGTCCGTAAGGCACAAGGTATATTCTATCTTGTGTTGGCGAATATACACCGCCCACGTAGTCGCCTGTCGCAACCGCCCCAAGTGCAGCCGTTTCTAGCGTCCCTGTTGCGCAATCTATGTAGTGCCAACCGCCATCTGATGCCTTTTCAGCGTAAGGGATAAAGTAGATCCTGTTCTGCGTTGGCGAATATACGCCACCTGCATATTGGCTCCCGTCGCCACCACTGCCATACCCAGTGTATGTTTCTATTGCACCTGTCTTGCAGTTAACCCTGTGAAAAGTTGTAGAACTCGCTGGTTGCTCGCTTGGCACAAAGTATATCTTGTCCTCTGTCGGAGAGTATACGCTGCCAAAGTAGCCACCCGAAACAACGGTTGCTCCATGAGTATATGTGCCAGAGGCAGCTTCGACTTTGGCGTTCCTTGTATGTATCGGTTCTAGGTAATTAAGCAACTCATCTTGGTCAAAATCGTCTAGCCTTAAACTAGGCGAAGGGTTATTGAATGTTCCGACATGCTCATACCCAGTCTCGCCACTGTTGATTTGTAATATCTTTCCTGAATCACCGCTACTTATCGCAGGTAAGTTAACTGTTGCAGCACTAAGCGCAGCAGCAACCTCACTTGCAGCAGCGTTTGTTTCGCTGTCACCCGCAGCAATTTCACTCTCAGAAGCACTTGCAGCACTTGCAGAAGCACTATCTACTGCTGTTGCAATGCTCGCCATAAGCTCGTCGCCAGTGTCGCCACTTGTAGCACTCGTCTTAGGCGAACGTGCTACCTCTGCGCTTAAGTCCTGTATCTGCATAGCGAACTTATCGAATTGGTCCTCGTGTGTCTGCTCAAAGAATGTTCCCTGTGAAACAAGGTCTGTGTCTTGTGCAAGCGACATGCTTCTTAATATAACTAAATTGTAACCACTTTCTAATGCGTCTGTTAGTATAACATTGCCACCCGTACCACTTCCTGCACCTGTTACAGTGTAGTCTGTGCTTAATACAAGTGTCTCTTCGTTCTCGTCATTTTCGTCTGACTTTTTAACAACCAAGTCTGCGTCGGCTATTATTTTAAATGGATATGAATATGAGGAAACTGATCCAGTTCCTACATAGTTCACCTGCGGTGTTGTTGCACTTACTGTCATTTTTTACGTCTCCTTATTAAATACTATTGTACACTATTTCTTTAGATTTTGGTGCCATTTTTTTCCAGTTTTTACTATGTTATGTACAGGCAACTGTATACCAATTCCAAGCGACTTGAAAAGCAACGTAGAAGCCCTCTTTATGTCTTTGTTAGGATTTGTTGCATACGCATGGAACGCTTTTATCGTATCAAGCGGAATCCTTACAGGATCTAACGCTGGTGTCTCGCCAAAGTCTCTTGAAAAACGGAAAGCACTGACAAAGTCCCTTGCTATTGGCACACCACTTAAAGGGTATGTCACCATGTCGGTAAACACGCTTGAAATAAACTCTTCCTTCTTTTCTTCATCGTCACCAAACAATGCAAGAATAGAACCTGTACCAATACCACCAAGCATTGCCGCAGTAAACGGAGCTAACACTACCTCGTGAAGCATAGATGTTGATAGTTCGTAGAAAGATATATCGCCGTCTCGCCACGCCCTGAACTCAGCTCGTTGCCTATTGTGGGCCAGTAAGGTCCACGTCATAAACATACCGAGTAACCTGGTAAAGCCTTCTGACCTTTGAAACTGCGACAAGTCCATTGATGTAGTGCTAGGCTGTGTCTTTGAAACAACCTGACTAGCATACTTAATTGCAGCTTGCTCATCTGCTGCAATGTCACCTGTGGCAAAGTCTGATAAATATTTCTTATAAGCACCTATCCATACTGGCATAGCCGTGCTTCTGTCTGCAAATCTAATAAACGCCATTGAGAAACTGCCTAACATATCTGGCGTTAGCTTTATGTTTATACCCATAGACTGACCTACTTTCTCAACAAGCCCAGGCTTAGTAGCAAAGGTTCGTTGCATGTCTGCCAAGTCTCTCTCAAACCCCGACGAGTCCCTTGCTCTCATTACAGGGTCTTTTTCCATTATCTCGTTAAACACATCGTTAACACTAACCCCTGTAAGGCTACCAATAGCCCCTACTTCCATCATTCCTTTGATAACCCATTCCCAGCCTATAACATTAGCTGCATTAACAAGTGATGACTTCTGCTTTAAAGCCGTTCCTGCCTGTAACCCAAGTATACTGATAGTTCCAAGCTTACGCATCTCGTCCCAGCCACGACTTACATTTTGTCGCCTACCAGTTACGGCAAAGTCAAACGCAGAACGAAGAACAGCATAACCGTCCTTGCCTTCTTTTTTCTCTATGATCTCTATCAAACGAGGGTCTCTTATTATTTTACCTGTAGCCCTTGTTATGCCTTCGTGTGTCGTGTACCTTGAGGCGTCAGATAAATGTCTGTAGAAAGTCTGCATACTTAAAAGTGGTGGAAGATTAGATCCACCAAACTTGCCAAAAGTAAACGTCTTGTTAAGCTTACCTCTGTGCAAAATGCCATTTCTTGTAGTAAAGGTTTCTAGTGCGTCTTCTGCTTCTTGTCGCCCTTGTTTTATTTCTGCATCAAAGCTTATCCTGCTGTCAAACTTTAAAGAGTGATACCCACCCTTCATTTGAACAACTTTCATCTTGCCATCTTCGCCTTTTACTTCAACAGCAAATGGTTGTGCTTCTTCTTTAACTAAATGCCTGTTGTATATCTTATAATGTGCCTCATTAACTATGGGAAATAGTGTTGCATTAACATTCCAGAGCCCCTGTATGGCGTTTAGCTCTGCTTCTGTGAAAAGACTCATAATGCTATGCAAATCTTCGTTGCGTAACTTGTACCCATTCATAAGCGAGTCCTTGTTTATTGCAGTACCCATATACAAAGCAACACCTATCAGGTGATCGGGAGTCCATTTTGTCTGGTTGTCTCTACGGAACTCTTTAGGTAACGGAACACCATTAGCCTTGTCCATCAAGTTTGGCATCCTTGTTAAAAACTCTTTTAGCACTTTTAAGTGTGGAGCTGCTTCTCTGCCAAGTGTTGCCATTAAGGTTGCATAAGCTGAGTCAGCTTCTTTTATACCTTCTACTAGCTTGCCTGCTGCTCCTATTTTGCCATCGTTTCTAGCCCTATCGCCATCAAGCCTTGCTGCTACAAACTTAGCTTGCTTTAATGTTTTAAGCAGCCCTCTAAGCTTTAAAAGCCCGCCTTTAATCACTGAGTGTTTCTCTAACAAAGGCTTATCTTTCAGCCTGTCGCTAGTTCGCTTTATCTCAGCTATAGTCTCGCTAGTGCTTTTTAACCCTGCCTCATCTAAAGCGATAGAAGCGTCTCTACCTACAACAGTAAGAGCAGACAAAGCTTCGTCTAGCTCTATTAATTGCCCATATGTTAAGTCAGTATAGTTGAACTGCTCTCTACCTTTCTTTGGTTTAGGTTGTTCAAACTTAACTAACCATTCTGGCATTTCCGCAAACAGTGCTTCGTCTGCCCCTTTGCCTTCTTTTAACATGTATAAGTCTTGAATATTAGGATCGAACATATTGTCTGATGTCGTAAACCCGTAAATATATGAGATTGTCTTTATTATCTGAGCATAAGTGTTCTCTACCTTGCTATTACTCTTGTTTAGTTTGTTTAACGCAATGCCGTCATACTTGTCCTTCATGCGGTCAACTAATTCATTAACCTTAATAGCTTCAGTTACCATAACGTGACTATTAAACTGCTTTTCTTTGTGTACCGCTGCCTGCCTAGCGTCGCCTCTTTGATAAGCCTCATCAGCCTTTACTGCTTCTGCTCGTTCTGTCTTTGAAAAGTTAAGGTAACTTCTTGCTTCATGGACGGGCTTGTTCAATATAGCTTCCTTTGCGGCAGCTACTGTATCCCTGCCACGACCCCTTACCCCTGCTTCTTTTTCAGCTTTTGCAAGCTCTGCCAATATAAGCGATTGAGAAGCGTTGTCATGCACGTCAAGCTCGCCTTTCATTGCACTTTTTAAGTATTTATCTGCTACACCAGCTTCTATTGCTTTAGTCTTTTCCTCAACCCTTGCAGCTATAGCCTTTGCTCTAGGCATAGATTCTCCAAGGTCTGACAAGGCTAACTCTACGCTGTCGTAACCAGAATAAGCTGCTGCGTCTTCTAAGGCTGGCTTCTCTACTAACATGTTCCCTTCTAGTGCTTCATCTTTTGCAAGCATTTCTAAAAAGTAATCTGTTTCGTTTCTCTCAGAAGGTACTGAGATTTTGTTCATGTCTACAAGTTCTTTAACAAGTATGTCAAGAGGAACACCCTCTTTTTTCTGCTTACTCAACGGTTGTTGATCTTGCGTCTCTTTTACAAGTGAACCTTTCTTTCTAGTTTTCCTCGTTAAATGTCCTAACTTGTTTTCTTTTATAAATTCTTTTTCAGAAACAGAAAGCGTATCTGCGTTTATGTAACCATGTTCCCTTGCCAAATGACGTGCTGTTCTAGCTTGTTTTTCTACTCCAATCACACGCCTGTGGTTCTTTTTTAATGCGTCTATATCAGCACCGTAACTTTCTAGTTCTTCTACGGTATAACCACCTGCTTGAGCAAGTGCTTCGTAAAAAGCATAAACAGGCACGTTGTCCATTTCTTTTCTTGTTTCAGCCTTTAATTCCGCTTGTTTAGCAGAAGTCCTAGCCTGCGTCTTTAACAGCTTCTTCATCCTGTTTTCAAAAGCAGACTTCTCTGCTGCTGTTAACTTAGCTGCAAGCTTACTGTCGCCTTTTAGTAATGCGCTTAACTTATCTTTTTTCAAATAGTACATTGAAGCTTCTTCTATTTGTGCTTCTGTTGCAAGCCTTAAATCAAACATGCCTCTAACTTCGTCCGATATTTCAGCGATGTTACTACCTTTAAGATGCTTGTATATTGAAGTCAACCACTTAGCAAAGTGTTCAAAAGCTGTACGCAACTTGGTACTTGGAGCTTTACCTTCTTTGATGTACTGCTCGAAAGCCCTAGTTTTAGCTTCCACATCGTCGCCAAAAGCCTCATCTAGTACAGCCATGGCAGACCTAGCACCCTCGCCACCCAATTCAGCCTTTGACATAATCTCTAAATCTTTTATAAACACATGCCCTAACTCATGTATAAGCGTGGACAATTCTGCGTTTTCATATAAGTCAATAACAGTCGAACCATCTAAGAATGTTGTCGCACCCTTAGCGCCGTCATTTGATGTCATTGCTTCTTTACCAATATTTAATTTAATGTTTTTCTGTTCAAGCCACGTAGCTTTATCAATCCCTGCTTCTTTTGCAGATATATCAGCCCACGCATCTATTATCGATATAACCCCGTCAACCTCAGCAGCCTTCCTGCCGAAACCACCGTTACGTTTAGGCTTTATAAGTTGTTCCCTAAACTCTTGTAACTGAACTGGTGTCTGTTTGTTAAACGCCTCTTCTTTCTTCCTGGCTTTCTCTGCCTTAGCTAGAGCTATCGCTTCTTTTGTGTGTTTCGCTGTCTCTGACGCCTTTACTCCACCTTCTGAATACATCACATCGCCAAGCAACCCTTCACCCGTAGGCGTGTTAGCAACTTCTGTGATCCACTTGCCACGTCTCATGGTTAAACTTTTACCAGTACGTCTTGCTTCTTCAATCTCTTCTTTTGTAAAGTGATCGCCAAGAAACGAGTCGCCTTCTTCTGGTTTATCCTGGAAGAACGTCTCTACTGCTTCTAAGTCAAGATGTACACTTTCAGGCGCACCCATTTCTTCAAGGGTAGCATCTACTAAGTCCGCTGCCCCTTCTATGTTTTCTAGCTTAACAGAAGCCATTACTTGGCTAAGTCGCTTATCTGTAAGCTGTTGTTCCCTTGCTTCTCTTATTCGTTTTTTCACTGAGAAAAGAGTGCCTGCCCCCGACATTGTTCCACCGACAACACCACCAACAAGCCCACTAGACACGTAGTCGTTAATAGCCTCGTTACCAAAGATTACTTCTGTGTCGTCAAGGTTGTCTTGTGCAAGGTAGTCAATAGTTCTTTGAGCCACTGACGTTCCTGTTTCTGAGCCACCTTCCTGTAGTGTAGCAAACAAGCCTTCTTTAAGGAATGTCTTTGCAAACTCTTTCTTGGCAACCTTTCCACTGATAAGCTTTATTGTTTGATTAAACGAGCTTCTCATTATGCCAAGGGTAACCATTTCACCCCCTGCTTCTGCAAGACCCTTAGCACCCGAAACACCAACTGCTTTAAACTTCTCAGCAGCAGTCATTGCCCCTTTGCTTACTAGCGAGTACGGAGCTGGTCTTGTGTCTAACGGAGCTACCCCATTTACAGGACTATAATTTAATGTTGGTAACGGAACGTACGGTCGTAGCGTTGGGTTAGGATTAAAAGCCTTCCCTTCGTCTAACCCTTCTGTAAAGCTTTGCATTGCCGAGTAAGCACCAAGAGCATATAACGAAGCTCCGCCTGTTGCTGCCATTGCTGCAATTAAAGGAGCTGTCTCTGCTATATTTGTTGCCAAGCTTACCGCAGCCCCACCCCAGTTACCTGATTTTATCTGGTCAAAAATACCACTATCACTAGCGATTGGAGAGATTATTTCTTTAAACTCTTTTACAGCCTTTGTAACTTCTGATCGTTCTGAGTCGCCTGCTAAAAAGGAAAGCTCTGGCTCTGGTAACAACGGTAGCCCTTTGGCTTCCCTGTCAAGATTGAGCTTCTTGTTTGTTAAAAGTATAGCACCAGCAGCAACACCCTTAGCTACTTCTGGCAGCGTTCTTGGTAAGTCTAATGCCATTTCTGCTAAGCCTACGCCAAAAACAGAGACTGCCCTTAAACTTTGAGCAATAACGCCTTCGTCTCGCTGCCTAATACCTCTAGCTGCCATTTCTAGCTTGCTTAATGCTTTTGCCTGATCCTTGTTTGCTGCTGCATATGCTGAATCGCTAAACAGTTTCCTGTATGTTGGGTATATGTATTCGCCCATGCCACCCTTTCGGTTTGCTAATTCTATTGCAGCACGAACGTCTCTATTGTTCTTGTATATTTCAGAGTTTTCCATTGCCTCAGATGGCTCAATGCCAAACTCTTTTGCAAGAGCCTGTGCTTCTCTAACCTTTACTGGGTCAAGAAAATGTGTCGTCTGTACGGAGCTAACTGGATCGCCTGAAACTGCTGCTGCTGTTTCTAGGTCTTGCGAGGAACGAAGCGACGCAAGCTTTGCTGGGTCTGCAAACGCAGGATCGTCAGTTGCCGAAACAGGCGTTAACCCTGTTATGTCAGTTAACGCTTCTGGTTCTACCCCTTGCTCCTCTTCCTGTATTGACTTTAACCCTGTTATATCCTCGTTCATTTACCAGCTCCCTGCTGCGGTATACTTCTTCATGTCTACGTTCTTTACTTTCTTGCCTATAATGTATGTTCTGGCTTTGTCAATCTTGTTGCCCGTACCTTCATAGAACACTGTATAAGTGAAGCCATCAGCCCCATCAACATCAGTTGCTAACTGCCCGTAGACAACCTTGCCGTTTCTTGTCACCTTGTGTGGTTTCGTGGCTGGAGGCAAGTCTGCTCCATGTTCAACGTAGCTCTTGATTGTCTTGCCTTCCCTCTCTGCTGTAGCCCTCTCCTCTTTTCCGCCACCGTTAAGTAAAACCTCTGCAACAGCTTGTTTGCTTGCTTTTTCCATTATATTCGTGGTTATGCTGTCCGCCCCGTAAGTTTGAAGGATGCGGAGAAATGTAGCCGTGTAAGCGTTAAACTTTAATGGCTCGCCCTTAAAAGTATCAGTTTCTTTAAACTTAACGAAGCTCTCTAGTCGGAGCTGCGTAGAGTCTTTTTTCTTGTATGCTGCTGTAATAAGAGTTGCTTTCGTTTTGTCTGGCAAATCACTCTCGTTTATCCTTTTAACGAGAGCATTTACGCCGTCTCTATCTGTTGTCGCAATGGTCATTATCTCTCTGTAATAACCACCCATAGCAACAATATCTTCACTCGTTAAAGCACTGTCAGCCTTGTCTTTTGCAGCCTTCTGTGCGTTATATATCGCTAAAAGCCTATGATGTGCGTCGGGAGAGACTCTAAATTTCCCGTACGGGGGCTTACCTATTTTGTACCTAAATTCAGCCCCTATTGCTCCGTCAGAGTAAGCGTTCTTGTACCCTGCTTGATATTGTTCGTCTGACACCTTGTTAAGCATCGCCTTTTTTGCGTTTCTAGCCCCTACGATTGCCTTGTTTGCAAAAGATCGTTCCCCTTCTGGCAGTTTCTTTACCTCAGCCTGCTCTTTCTCAACACTTAACCCCGAAGCAACTATAGACAGCCCTGCTGCCGTACCTGCTTCTTCTACTGCTACTTTCTCATATTTGTTTTTCAATTCATCGTAATCTGCTGGTGCAAACATGCCTTTAACTCTGTCAAGGACGATAAGTGCTGACTTAGCATCTACCTGCGACGCTTCAGTTACTGACCCTGCTGCAAACTTGCCTAACTCTGCTACAATATTCTTTTTAAGGTTGTCGCCTTCTTCGCCTAGAGCCATACGGGTTTTAGTAACCCTTTCTGTGTACGCAGCAATCTCGGTTGCAGCCTGCACTGGTGTCGCCTCTGCGTTTCCGACAAGCTTCATTGAGGAAAGTGTTTTTCTGTTATCTTGTGTTTGTTTGTATGCTAAGGCACTTTGTGTCTGGTAACGCAACTCTTGGTTCAGAAGGCTGTTTCGTTGGTTCTGAATAGCCCTCCTTACCTTCTCTGCCTTACGAGGACTTAACCCTTTAGTCGCTTCGCTAAACGCCTTTTCAGACGACTGCAATACCTTGGAATAATGCCCGCTTGCCAGCTTACCTTTGTTCGTCGCCCTTTCAGTTGAAACAGACAGCCTCATTATGTCGTAATAGTTGTTCTCTCTCTCTGTTAAGTCTGCTTCTTCGTATATGTTGTCAACCGCCTTGATTAACCCAGGCATAGCTTTTGTTATCTCTACAAGATTGTCTGCGTCGTGAAACCCAAACTGTTGCGGAGTTGACTGTATGTTCTTTCTATCAGTGTTACCTATCGAACGATTAACTTGACTTTTGTACCCAGGAGCTTTACTCATTTGTAGAAACCACCTATCGAATTGATAATATTTGAGCCCTGTGACAAGATCGAACCAGCCACATCACCGAAGCCGTAATCCTGTACGCCTTTCCTGACTAACGCTGCTCTCTCTTTATATGTCTTTGCTTCTCTTTCTAGCTTGTCCGTTTCTCTGTCAACATTGCTACCTATCATGGCTATGTCTTGTCCACCTTTCGAGATAGTATCTATTAACATATCTAACGCTGAGCCTGAGTCTATATCTACGCCACTTGAAGCTCTAGCTGCGATCTGGTCGCTTTTGATTGACTCAATCTGTGTTGCTAAGTTGCTTTGCTGTAACGCACCGCCTCTCTCAACCTCTGCTGCCTGTAGTTCCGCTAACTCTGCATTGTCCAGCATCACATCGGCATTGTACTCTGCTGATTTCTTTTTCGCTTGAGCCTGTGTGTAGCCTTGGTAAATAGAAGAACCTACTGACGCTACCCCTGCTACTATTCCTGCTATTGCTAAACCGATCATGTTAGCCCCCTATATTTCGCCTGCTACTATTCTAGCGGAAAAGTTTAATATTGTCACTGGTAATGGGTCGCTGCAAACGAAACAAAGCTTGCTTTCGTCCACGTTCCCTGCTTCTATAGAAACCTCTTTGTCGCCAGAAAAAAGTTCAATGGGCTGTCCGTATCTTTCGTCGCTTCTAAACGGAACCTCGTTAACATTCTCAAGCGTTGAGCCTACATATAAAGCCCTTGACTCACGCAACTTAACAACTACGCTACTAATCGTTTTGGCTTTATCGGATGTATCGCCTGTCTTTGTGCTGTATTCAAGGTTCATTGTCTTTACCTTCATTGAATAAGGTAAGCCAACATGAACCCTGCTTGCTGGCATTGTCATTGTTATTTCGCCACTACTCACGACCTTGTCAGGAAGAACGCTACCGTTAGCAAGGACCGTTACAGTCTCGCCTTCTAAATGATCTAACCCTGTTATTGTTGTAACAGCTTTTCTAGCCTTACCCCCACTTATATATGTAGTATAAGCCGTGCTGTCTATATCATTACCACTCATATCAGTTAACTCAAATGTGTTAGCTGTTTGATTAGCAACGATAAACCTGTAGTAGTTTACCTCTGTCATGCCTTTTACTTCCACGATGTCCACATAGTCACCGTTTGAAAAACCATGTGCTTCGCTTGTAACCACTGCTGGCTCTGCTTTTGTTATGCCTGTTATAGTTTTTGGATCGTCTAATGTTAAACCACTGTCAACGAAAAACGCATCTCTTATATCAACGAACCCATCGTCTCTAGGCTCTAGCCTGTCTGTGAATTGTTCAATGTATTTTTTTGTCGTGCCATTAACCACTCTTTCAACGACAACATATGTGTCGTCTTTTGCTCCATTTTGAAGTGTTGCAATAGACTTAAACAACCCGTTAGTCTCGTGTTGATGCCATGCAAAAACATTGTAGTCTTCTTGGTACGTTACGCCAAGTAGCTTACCGTCGTTTCTAATGCCCCAGATGATCGACTCTGGCGCTTGCTGGTAGCTTAGTTCTGTTATTGACTTGCCTTTAAACAAATGTTCTGCAAGGAAGGAAATATCTCTACCAACGTAACGCTTACCTTCGTCGCTATAAGCGAAGGTCCTAAGCACGCTGTCTGAGTTTTCAAGGAACACAACTGTTCCACCTATCGTTACAGGAGCCACGTTGCTCATGCCCCAGTTACTTTGTTGTTTTAGATCGACTGCAAGAGCTGTTACTGTGTTGCTGTCTCTACCTGACGACATCTGCCACTCTGTCCCTGACGTTCCAAGGAGCATAACTTGCTTTGGTATCAAATGACGTATTTCGTTCATGTAAACAGACGCTATTGAATACTCGTAAGCCGAGCTTGCTGTTAAAGGCGTTGATACATTAAGGTTGTTAATCGTCCCAGGAAACGTCCCCCACACTGTGTCTGGGTGGTTGTTTGTCCTAGAAAACACTAACCGTTGTTCAAAAAAAGCTGCACTACCTGGATAATTGTCTGGCCCAGTGAATGGTGTATTGTTAGATACCGTTGGCAGCTTTGTATAGTCTGGGTCTAGCCCTGTTGAAACTTCTGTGTAGTTAACATCTGTTGCTACTCCTAGAAAACCATAAACACCACTATCTGAAACATCTTTATATACATTGTAGTATACTGCACCCGATGCTGCGGTCCATGAGATCCTGTTACCTGCTGAACCTGTTACACTTGAAGGTGATGTCGGAAGCAAACTTTCTTCGCCAAGGACATTAACAGCAGTAACGGTATACTCACTACCTACTCCGCCTGCACTTGTAAGCCCTGTTGGCGCTGCTTGGTTAGTCCCAAAAGCTATTAAACTAAGCGTCCAAACCGTATGGGACGTTCTCTCTAGTACCCTTGAAGGATAGCTAGGATGCGTTATGACCATCTGCTCTGTGTTTTGTCTAAACTTTAGTAAAGCCAAGTCTGCCTCAAGGTAAGGTGTCGACACCGTTACGGGTGTTCCACCGCCTACAATTACGCCATCTGATATAAAGCGAAGCATTGTGTCGCTAAACTCCAGGATGTAACCCTGCTCTACAGAGTATTGAAAAGGCACGAGCCTTGTAATACTTGTTGAGTCATGCACTTCGCAGACATATCTAAGTCCTGGGCGATTACTTACGCCGCCATACTTCGTTACATATCCGTTGTACACTAACTCGTTTGCATGGGCATAACCCTCTACGTCATTTCTGCCGTATAAACCAGGTGTCCATTCACCGCTTTGAAACGATCTTTGTTTAAGTGATATACTCAATTTCTTGATCCTACAAAGCCATTATACGTATCTGGTGGTGTAACACCCTCGTTTGCGTTGTCTGTTCTAGCTTCCCTTATTGTATACTGATACTTCTGGTAGAAGTCTCCTGCGACACGCCTATCAGCTCGTAAAGGGCTTGCAAGGTCGCTTGCTAACCTTAAAATTAAGGCATCGATGAACATGCTATCAAACATGTTTGCGTCGTCAATTCGTGCTGTATATTCTAGTTCCGCATCTGCTATATTTGTTACAACAACCTTGCTCCCTGTGCTTGTCCTCATTATGTCGTAAGGTAATTGCCCTGTGGTTCTATAGGTTTCATCCTCGTAATCATAGTATGTTTGTGTGTTACCTGACCCCAGAGGGTTAACTATCTTTCGAGCTACTAAGCAGTCCGATGGATATGCGTAAGTGTATGACCAATTCGTAAATGTAGTCGCTAGAAGACCTAAGTCAACCCTACACCTTGCAAAGTTCCAATCGTGCGCTCTTAGCACTGAGTCTTTGGAATATTCGTAAATCTGGTTGCACAGTCTAGCTTCTCTTGTTTGTTCGGTAAACGCACTTATTGTCTGCGCCCCTACCTGTATCAATGCTAAATTACATATGCTAACTGCACTCGCCATACTTACCTACCTTTTTTTGCCAAGAATTAAAGCCTCTTTCTCTGATGCTTGTATGTCTTTAAATGTCTTTTGCTCTGCTTTCTTAGCTTTTGCTTTCTTTTCCTTTTTCTCTACTTCAAGCTTTGCTTCTTCTTTTTCAGTTATGTGTTCAAAGTGTTTGCAAGGAAGGGCTGGCGAGGTGAGTATTTCACCCACCTCGTACAACCTTTTCTTCACAAAGCATTTCGTTTTACAGATATACTTCATGTATTACCTCTTAACCGTTTGACTGTACGTCTAACACGATACCAGCTTCGATTTTGCCTGCTGTCATTGGTCCAGTTGCTACTGTAAAGTTCAGTCTAGCATACTGTTTGTCAATGAAAGGAAGAGTTACTCCACCAAAGATGTTGTAACCTTCTACAAGTGTTGCTTTAGCTATTGCTGGTGTTGTTAAAACAGTTGCATACCCTGAACCTTCTGTGTCAGAAGTTTGAAGAGCTACAGTTAAAGTAGCTGATCCTGATGCTGTAAACGTCTCTGTTACTTGACAAAGGATTTTTCCACCCTTTTCGTTTAACGCTTTAACTAAAGAACTATCGTTTCCTAAGTCTACTACGTTTGTTGATGCAGATGTAACTGTTATAGCTTGATCTGCACTAAATTCTGTTTGACTATCTATATACATTTTTATTTCCCCCTATTAAGATACTGTCGCTTCTGTGTTAAGAATAGCGTCAACTTTTTTCACTGGAATACCGTCAAAAGCAAGAACATGTTTTCCGCCTGCTGTATCTAGTGTTAAGTTAACATTAGCTTTGTTAGAAATCTGTCTACGCAAGAAAGACTTAACCTTTCTGTTGCAGTAGAAAACTGGTTTACCCATGTGAAGGTCTTGAACAGTTTCTAGTGCTTGTGACATTAAGTCGATAAGATCCGCACTACTACCTGTTGCGTCTTTTGTTAGCTCAGAAACGTCTATGTTAGCTATTCTTACTATGTATCTGTGGTCTCTTATTGATAAACCTGGTTTCCATTGGTAATGGCTTCTATATCCTTCATAAAGTCCACCAGAAGCATCTGTTAATGTTTCTTGTCCCTTGTCTTCAAATTTAAGACCAGCACTTGAACCCTTTGGGTAAATACCGTGAACAGTGTTTGTTCCCCATACTACTAACCAAATAGAAGTATTGTCTGAACCTGAACCGCCACCTTTTATGATGTTTCCACCATTAGCTGCTGTTGAGTCGTTGAATCTTGGTGCAAAACCCATTATCTTTTCTGGGTCTGTATCTATGTTGCCATAAATAACTGCTGACTGCATTGCGTTAGACATTCCGTGAACAAACGCTTTGTCCTCTGATGCTCTAAAGTCTGCTGAGTTACCGTTAAGGTCTGCAACTTCTTTGTCTATTTCTGAGTAGTTTTCTAACATACCGCAAGTGTCTGTTACTGCAACTGTTTTAGACTTAGTTGGTTGAACACCTTGGTATAATTTTCTCCATGTTGGTTCTGGAAGTCCTGTTCTGATTGTTGTTTTGTGTCCTGTTGCTAAGTTACCTTCTACCCAAGGTATATCCTCTAGCATTTCATTTGATTCTTCCAACATTTCAACGATTGTCATAATCTTGCCGTCTTTCGTACGACTAGCAACATCTTGTAAATTTGGATACTTTGTTCCTACTGTAGCCATTGTTAATTCTCCTTATTTATTTTTGCCATATAAGCGTTCGCCTTGTGTCAAGGGACTGCCTTCTGGTTTTGAGCCTTCGATAAACGTATCTTCGCTAAATTTAGACTCAATACGCCTCATCATGTTTAAAAACCCTGGATTGTCTCCAAAGCCTGTTGTTTCAAGGAATGTCACTGTGTCTGTATCTGCAAACTTGTTCATCAGCCTGATAACTCGATCCTTGTTTTCTTGATAGTTGCTACCACCGAAATCAGGATCTTTCTTAGCTCTAGCTACCCAATCTGCTCGTGCTGTTTTCCACGATTCAAGGCTTTTCTCCTCAGCTTCTTTAAAGCCGTTAATCCCTGCATCGTAAAGCTTCTGTGCTGCTTCCTGTGGCAAATTTAACTCTCTTGCTACCTCTTTTATGCTGTCTACATACTTCTCCGACATCGTCATGCCTTCTGGTGTAGTAAACGTAGCATAAGCTTCTGGAGCTCCTTCTGGTTTCGCTTCTTCTGGCTTCACATCGTTTGCTACTTCCCCTGGCTTGGCAGGTTCAGCGTTTAATACAACTGGTTCTTTACTTGGCTCTGCAACCTCTGGCTTCTCGCCACTCGGGTTAACAGGATCATGTAAAGACGGTTCAGCTATCGGTTCAACAGGTGGTGTAATGTTATTTTGTACACCTGAATCAGCTATTGCTTCACTCATTCCTCGTCCTCCTTGTTTTCTTTTCTAATCATTAGTTCAGTAAGCCTCTCAGGACTCGCCTCACAAATATCGTTAAAATACTTTAACGCTAAGTTTCTGTGACCTTCTAAAAAGAAAGTCTGACTATTGCCTGTAAAGGTAGTTGTAAAAATCCTACCATCCTCAAAGAAGCGAGTGAAAAACCTTCGCCCTGCCCCTGTGTTAAGCAATGTCTTAATATCTTCAAGCTCCTGACGTCTGTCGTTCTTTAACGTCTCTCTAACCTTGTTTACCTTTTTTTCATCTGCTGCGTTGTACACTACAGCTCCATGTCAGCTAGTGCTGTCCCAGGGGTAGTCTTTGTCTCGCTTAGAAGCTTTGCTCCCTGTATGTCCTCTTGTGCCTGCATACGTTGCTTCTCTTCCTCTGCTGCTGCTGCTCTAGCTTCTCTTATCTCAGCAACCTGCTCGTCGCTTCTGATTAAACCTGTTGGCATCCCAGCCGAAGCTGCGTACACGTCAACTGCTTCGTCAAAGTCGATCTTGTCGATAATATCTTCCTGTATTCCTGCTAAGCCACCTACGAAAGCCATCGTTCCCTCTATACTGTTACGCTTTGCTAGTCGTTGTGCTTGGGATAATATACTTATATATTCTATGTTAGGCTGCTTTAAGCCTTCTAGCTCTTCTGGTTTCTCTGGTAACACGCCCATGTTTTCCATTATATTATATACTCGTGTAATAAATGGGTCTAAAAACTCACTTTCGATACGTTCGATTACTGCACCTAACTGGCTTAGCTTCTCTTCGTGTATCTTTGCAACCTCTGTAGCTGTCATGTTCTCTTTCTCAGAGCCAAGTATCGACAGAAACAAGTCGTTAAAAAACGTCTGCTTGATTCTTTGCTCAACCTTCTGAACCTCTACGCCAACATTGCTGATATCAAGGTTGATCTGGTACGACGGAGTAAACCCTGTGCTACCTTGTGCTGCATCATAGTAATTAACGCCACCAGGAACAACAGAGCCACCTTTACCACGAAGGGCTGTAGGGGCGTTCATCGGCGGGTCTACTATCTTGTCTAACGCTTTAAGTTTCTTCTCTTCCATCTTTTGAAGCATCTTGATGTCGCCCAAAGCGTCCATTGCAGGACTGTCGCCATATGTGTCAACACCTGTAACATCCCACCTTGAACTTATGAACGGTTTACTCTTGTAACCACTCTTGCGAAGGAATTTATCCTTGTCTGCCGTTCCTTCTTCAAAGTAAACACTCTCATAAGCCATCCCTGACTCATCTTCTGCGTCGATCTCTTGCTTGCCATTAGGCTGGATACAATGGATTACATCATGCCGTTGCTCTGTCTGCCTGCTGTCGAATGCTTGCTGTACTTGAATAGACACATTGTCGTAACCAAATTCTTCTACCATTTGAAGCACTGACATGCTGTATTTGCGGTACAAAGTGTCTGGTCTATATGATGAGTCAAGTGCGAGAACATACTCGCCTATAGTGAAAGGTCTGCACCTTATAACTGTCTTGAAATCTTCTAACACAAGCATACTGCCCGTGCCGTTTATCGCCAGCTCCCTGTAAAAACTGTTAGCTGCACCATAAAAGTTGGAACGTGAGAGAATGGCAAGCATCCTGTTACGAGTTTCCTCTAACCACACCCTTACATTGTGCGTTTCTTGTAACTCTTTGTCGCCTACGCCAAGCGTGAACCACGGCATACTCGGGCTAGTTAAACCCCCTTGCATGCCACTCGCAAGAACCTTTACTGCTGCGGTTGCCGTGCCATTTATGATGCGTTGGTTCTTTTTCTTGCCTTCGTTAAACTGACTTGTGTCGTCAGTCAAATATCTACCCTTGCGAGGGCTTATATAGTCGTTTAAATCTTTCCAGTACACCTTGAAGTCTGTAACCTCATCAAGCAACTGCTTGTACCGCTTGCGGTACTTCTCTGTTGCCGTTGCGTCTGGCAGTTTGTTTTTGTTATAACCCACCTAGAAAACCCCTCATGGCAGCACGCTGGTCCTCTACTGGCTTCGCCACGCCTTGTGTTTTCTTTTTCTTCTTGGCTTCAAACATGCCTATCTGTGCTTTCGCAACGTCAATCTGTTGCCTGTTGCGATCCTCGATCTTTTGCTCGTAAGTCATGTCTATCTTGTCGTATGCGGTCTTTGCCGCTGCATCGTTCTTTGCTGCGATCTTTCCGATTTTAGAATCACGCCAGCCTTCGGGCAGTTCGTCCGAGGTCATGCCTGTTATGTTCTTCTGTCGCTTACGTGCTTCGTCTTTTGTGATTTCGCCGTCAGCGATGTCTTTGTCTAGGGAT